CGGTGCAGGACTGGCTGGCCCGCCACAACCTGCTCGAGCAGGTCGGGGGCATGGCCTACGTCACGCAGGTGCTCTCCTCGGAGCCCAGCGCGGCGATGGCGGAGCACTACATCCGGGTGCTGAGGGAGTGCTACCTACACCGCCGCCTGCGAAGGCTGGCGCTGGAGATCCAGGCCATGGCCCAGGATCCCGAGGGGCAGGCCGACGCCAAAATCGCCAAGGCCCAGGCGCTGTTCATGCAGTTCCTGGACGTGGCGGTGCCGGAGGTCGTGCACATCTCCGAGGCCGTCGACCAGCGCCGGCAGGACTACGAGCGCTGGCGGCAGGGACAGGCCCCCGGGGTGCCGACNGGGTTGGGGGTCCTGGACGTGGCTCTGGACGGTGGCCTGCAGCCAGGCACGTTGAACATCCTGGCCGCATCGACGAGCCGGGGCAAGACGGCGCTGGCGCTGCAGATTGCGCTCAACGCGGCTCGCCGCGGCATGGGCGTGCTGTTTTTCAGCCTGGAACTCACTGCGGGCGAGGTGATCGACCGCCTGCTCTGCATGTCGGAGTTGATCCCGAGCCACGACCTGCGCTGGGCGGTGAGGCAGAAGTGGCAGCAGGTCGAGGCCGGGCTGGACAAGCTGGCGGGACTGCCGTTCTGGCTCGACACCTCGGGCAGCGTGACCGTGGCTGATATCGGCGCCCGGGTAAGGCGCCTGCTTATGCGTTCCAGCCTTGCGTTGGTGGTGGTGGACTACCTGCAGTACATGGCGGTGCCCATGCAACAGGGCTACAGCCGCAACGATGAGATTGCTGCCTTGACGCGCGGGCTCAAGGACCTGGCGAAGACGCTCAACCTGCCGTTCCTGGTCCTCAGCCAGCTCAACCGTCGGCCCGAGCTCCGCGAGAACAAGCTGGTGGCGCCGCCCAAGCTCTCCGACCTGCGCGACTCCGGCGCTATCGAGCAGGACGCCGATACGGTCATGTTTCTCCACAGGCCGCGGTTCTATCTGCCTGACGACAACGGCGAGACTGACCTGATTCTCGCCAAGCACCGGCAGGGGCCGCGCACGGTGGTCAAGCTCATGTTCCGCAGAGAGTACGCTTGTTTTGCTCTGGCCGAAGACCGCAGAATACCGGAGGTGATGTGAGTGTGCGTCTATCGGACTGAGGCCAACCCGAAGCAGTGCGTGCTACAGGTCGAAGATGGCTGCACCGAGTGCCGGCGGTTCGAGGTCCACTTCACCGTCCCGGGCCGGCCGGTGCCGAAGCACCGGCACCGGACGACGCTCATCGGCGGCAAGGTGATAAGCTACACGCCTCGCAAGGTCAGGGAATTCGAGCAGTCGGTCGGCTGGGCTGCCAAGGCCGCCGGTGTGCCCATGCTAGAGGGACCGCTGGCGGTGGAGATACACTGCTATGTCAGCCCTCGCGGGCCGATACCGGATGCGGACAACCTGGCCAAGAGCGTGCTTGACGGGTTGACGGGTGTGGCGTGGCAGGATGATAGGCAGGTCGTTGACGTGCGGGCGGTGCGGCACGAAGCCCGGGGAAAGCACGAGGAGCGGACCGAGGTTTGGATCCGGCCGGCATGATCACGGTTGGCGAATATCTTGCTTGGCGCCAGCCCTGGCTCTTCGGGGACCTGCCCGAGGGGCCGGGGCTTCCGCCGTCTGACGAACTTGAGGCACATGACGTCTGGCTCAGGTTCTGGCAGCGGATCATGATGCCGAGGGTCGGCCGGCTCCGACGGGTGCACGGTGTGTGGCGGCAGGTGGTCAGGGGGGTGATCAGGTGACGCTGGATCAGGCACGGGCGCTCCTCCGGCGGTGGTTCCGGGCCCTGGAGAAGGCGTCCGAGGTTTTTCCTGGCCGGTCTGGCGACATTCTGCTGACTGCAGGCGTCAAGAACTGGACTGCCTCATTGACAGAGCTACAGGCAGTTGCGCGGGTGGCGGTTCTGGAAGGTTTCGAGGATGTGGCACGGGCGTTTTCCAAGCTAAGTTTACGCCAGCAGGAATGGCTATGGCTGCGGTACGGGCTGGAGTTGCGGTTTCGGGATGCCCGAGAGGCAATGGGGCTTCGCCACACCAGCGCTGCACGGCTTGACTGCATGGCCTTGGCCGCGTTTATAACCGCGCTGGGTCGGCGGTGGGAAGAGGGGGCTTGACAGTGTGCGCACGTTTTTCCTAGAATTGCGGTAGAGTGGGAGACTGCGCCCAAAAGGCGGCGCGGTCTCTTATTTTGGGCAACTATCCAGTTGCGGTGGGTTGCTAGCAATGCCCAAATTGACTCTCGACCTGCAAAAGAAAGTGCTTGAGCTCTCGATATCCCATTCGTCCTATGCCATTGCCCGCATTCTGGCCCAGGAGCACAATCTCAAGATTAGCCCGCAGGCCATTCGGAAGTTTCTGCAGTCGGCCCGCCGCGAACGAGCAGAGACCACCCGGGCCATTGTCCAGGAGCAGATTGCCCGCACTGTTCCCCGCGACCTAGAGCTTCTGGAGCGCTTGCGGGAAACGCTGGCGGCCAAGGTATTCGAGGGCGGTGAACCGGATCCGGAACGCTGGTACAAGGCGGTGCGCGAACTCAGGCAAACTATCGAGGCGCGGCTGGAAGTGAGCGGAGCCAAAGAAGAAGTTCTGCCGGTGAAGCTGTATGACTTCGATGCCAGCGGCTACCCTGACCCGGAGAGTTGAGCGGTTCGTCCCTCTTCCCGGGCAGAANCGGTTCATGGAGTCNACTGCGCCCGAGCTGTTATACTCGGGCGCATTTGGGGCTGGCAAGAGCCGCGTGCTCTGCGAGAAAGCCCTGTTTCTGAGTCTCCGTTATCCCGGCAACTTCGGTGGCATTTTCCGCAAGACGCGCAAGAGCCTTACACACACGACGCTGCGGACGTTCCTGCGGGATGTGTGCCCGCCGGAGTTCATTGCCGATCACCATAAATCCGAGGACTTGGTGACCTTGGTCAACGGCAGCCAGATCATCTTCGGTGGCCTGGATGACCCCCAGAAGTGGGGGTCGCTTGGCCTGGGGTGGGTGGGCATCGATGAGGTGATCGAGCTTACCGAGGACGACTACATGATGCTTCTCGGTCGCTTGCGGCTGACCAGGCTCCCTGGCGGCAAAAAGCTGCCGTTCCGGCAAGCGTTCGCGGCCACCAACCCGGCGCATCCGCAGCACTGGGTTTACCGGCGGTTCTATGTAGAGCGGCGGGGCGAAGTGATCGAGTCCAATGCCCTCGAAAATCCGTACAACCCGCCGGACTATGTGGCCCGGTTGCAGGCGTTCCAGGGCAAGTACCGCGAGCGCTATGTGCTCGGCAGGTGGGTCGGCCTGGAAGGCCTGGTCTACGATGTGTTCGATCCGCTGGTGCACGTTGTCGACGCTATACCCGACCCGAACTGGCGCGAGTGGCCCGTTGTGCGGGGCATTGACTTCGGCTACTCAAACCCATTCGTGTGCCAGTGGTGGGCAATCAGCCCGGACGGCGTCTGGTATCTGTACCGGGAGATTTACATGACCCGCCGACTAGTCGAAGATCATGCCCGCGATATTCTGCGGCTCAGCCAGGGCGAGAACGTAGTCGCCACCTATGCCGACCACGATGCTGAGGACCGTGCAACCCTCGAAAAACACGGCGTGCTGACCAGGCCGGCGGTCAAGGACGTGGGCCCGGGCATACAGACCGTGTACTCGATGCTTCAGCCTGACGAACGGGGTCGGCCGCAGCTGTACTTCGTGCGCAATGCCCTCGTGGAACGGGATGAACGCCTAGCGGCTGAGGGCAAGCCGACCCGCACGCTGGACGAAATCCAGAACTATGCCTGGTTACCGCCAGCTGAGGGGCGAAATGCCAAGGAAAAACCGGTGGAAGTCAATAACCACGGCATGGACGCGATGCGGTACGCAGTGCACTCGCACCTATGCCAGCCCGGTGAATGGACTCCTGCAGTGGGGGTAGTAAGGTGGCGCTCCTAGACCGGATTTTCAAGCACTGGGAAACGCCGCATGTTGTGGCAAAGAGCGTGGTTGCGGCGCAGCCGGCGTCGCAGCAGCTTGCCGATGCCTTCGAGCAGCTTTACACGCTGGGCAATGTGCTACAGCCGCCTTACGATCCCCTGCGGCTACTTGTGCTCGCGGAGACCAACGAGATCCACTCAGCTGCCCTTGACGCAGCGGCGACCGATGCGGTGGGCCGCGGGTGGAAGTTCGTGGCCAAGCATGATGAGGCCGATCCCGAGGAACGCGATGCTGTGATGTCGCTGCTGAACGAGCTGTCGCCGCAGTACACGTTCGCCGAGCTGCTGTATCAGGCCGCCTGGGAGTTGCGNGCCGTGGGCTGGTCCGCCTGGGAAGTAGTCCGGGACGAGGCCGGCCGGATTGGTGCGATCTATCCGATGCCTGCCCACACACTCAGGCTAAGCCGCGATCCCGACGTGTTTGTCCAGCACCGCGGCGGGCAGTTCCGGTACTTCAAGCGCTTCGGCGTGGAGGCGGCCCTTGACCCGCTCACCGGGCGGTGGGCGGAAACGGGGCAGGATGCCAGCGAGGTGATCTACTTCTCGCGCTATAGCTCGCGCACGCGCTATGGTGTGCCGCACTGGATCTCCTGCCTGCCGGCAATAGCGGAGTACAATGCCATCCGGGACTACAGCATTGCGTTCTTCGAGAGTTCGGGCACCATCGGGCGGATGCTAGTTGTGCAGACGCAAACACCGGATGCTGCGCGACGGTACGTTGATGAGATCACGCGTGAGCTACAAAATGCGGTGACGCGCTATCACTCGACCCTCGTGCTTGGGCTGCCACCTCAGGTGCAGACCAAGGTCGAGCAGCTGAGCCCGGATGTACGCGAGGGCTCGTTCCTGCGCAGGCGGGAGGAGCTGGTCAAGGCCATTCTGATGGCGCACAATGTGCCCCCGTATCGTATCGGCTGGGCCGCCCTTGGTTCGCTGGGTGGCTCGGCGGCGCGGGAAATGCTGCGCGCGTACCGACTGGGCGTAGTGGAGCCGCTGCAGACGATCCTGGAAAGCAGGTTGGCGAAGACGCTATTCGGACCACGCGGCCTGAACCTCCGCGACTGGGAGTGGCGCTTGGAAGACCTTGACTGGGAAGAGACCGAGCTTTCGCTTCAGGTGGCGACGCAGGCGGTTGACAGCGGCTTGCTGAGCCCCAATGAGGGCCGTGTGAAGCTCGGGTTTGAGCCCGTCGAAGACCCAGCCATGGACGCCTATTACTACAAGGGCACGCCAGTGGCTGAGCCGCAGGTGCGGCAGGCGGTCGACGTCATCAAGGAGCTGCGCGATGCCCTGCGGGTGGCGGTGCAGGATGTATCAGCCGGTGCCTGACGGATGGTGGCAAGGCCGCCGTGTGCTCTGGGCGGTGGAGCAGGTGCTTGCCAAGCAGCGCGAGCGGCAGCAGGCTCGGCTGCGGCGTGCCTGGCAGTACCGCATCCAGCAGACCATCGCGGCGAAAGTGCTGGCGTACCCGTGGGAGCGGTACTGGCGGGCCCTCGCCAAGCAGGATGAGACGGCGATTCCCGAGGAGTTGGAGGCTGCATTTAATGCTGTGGTCGCGCTGATCCCGAGGCTGTGGGATGACGCAGCCAAGGTAGCGCTGGCCCAGGCCATGGTGCGGGGATTCAACGAGGTCTTTGCGCGAGCGGTGTTCCGGCAGGGCGTGGAGGCGACCATGGACCTCATCCGCAAGGTGCCCGACACCCTGCGGGACGAGTTGCGCAGGGCCCTGCAGGAAGCCATGGAGGCCGGCGAAACGCAGTGGGACTTTGCCCGGCGCGTCAGGCAGTTGTGGTCCGGCGTGTCGCGCGAGCGGGCGGAACTGATCGCGTGGACGGAATGGGCCCGCGGGGTCGAGGCAATGAACCACGCCACGCTGATTGCGGGCAACGTGCCGTACAAGGTCTGGATCACCGTGGGCGATGACCACGTATGCGACATCTGCCGGAACAATGCAGCTCAGGGGCCGATTCCGACCCAGCAGCCATTTGCTTCGGGCGACGTGCATGCACCGGCCCACCCGCGCTGCCGGTGTACGGTGAGCGGGCTTCTGTCGCCGGAGGTATAGCCGTGGAGAAAGTGGCGCTCAAGGATTTGCAGACGAGCGAAGACGTGCGGAAGCTGCCGAATGAGGAGCTGCTGCAGGTGCACCACCGCCTGCACCAGCTCTACGGGGCTGCCCGGGATCGCGGAGAAGCGACTGAGTACCCGTTCGTTAATCTGCACGTG